TGCGACCGGTCGAACAGCACCCGGATCTTCTTGCGGTTCGACTGCATGCTCACGGCGTGGTGTCCGGGGAGACGAGGGTGGCGGTGAACGCAGCGGCGTCGGTCGTGCCCATCGGCTTCAAGGTGAACGGCACCTTGAACATCTCCCGGCCGCTCGCGGTCGGCTGCCCGGCATCCATGCGGGCCGTGCCGGCGAACGTCAGCGAGTACGAACCCGAGGTGCACGGGATCGAGTAGCTGGCCACCGCGCCCGACACCAGGTTGTTGTGGAAGGTCAGGCTCTCGAACTCGGCGACACCGGAGATCTCGATCGCCGTGAGGCCCTTCTGGTAGGGCTCACCGATCACTGACGAGCCGAGGAACAGGCGCTCCTCGTCCAACTCCTGGGTCATCGTGATCGAGATCTCCGACACCGTGGCGTTGGTCGCGCCCATCAGCGAGATGGTCCCGAACTGGCTCCACCGGAACGGCACCGCGGAGGCTGCGTACGACACCGCGGTGAGCCCGGTGGCGGTCGTGACGGCCCGAGCAATGATGTCGGCCTCGAACTTCACGGCCTCGTTCTTCGTGCCGGAGATCTTCACCATGCGGGTCTTCACGCCGGTGTAGGAGAACGGCTGCACGGTGCCGTCCGTCGAGGGGCGGCCGACCTGGATCGACAGGCTCTTGCCGGTCGAGGAGCCGGGGACCAGCGGCGTGGTGTACGGCCCGGCGCCACTCGTGGAGCCCGAGCCGAGCACGTGCTGCAGGAAGATGCCGACCGAGCGGTCATACAGCAGGGTCTGGATCGCGCCCTGGTGGATCACCCTACCCGGGGCCTGGTCGTCGGAGTGCTGCGTGAACCGGCCAGCGCGGATCACGTCGTCGTTGTCGATCCGGGAGTAGTCCGGCTCGATCGATTCACCGATGATCGGGATGTGCCTGGTCGGCGCCACGAAGGTGCCGTAGGTCGATTCGGCAGCGAGGCCGACCGACCGGGAAATGGCGCTGCGGACGGTCATTCCGTTGCCTCCTGAGGGTCATCGACGGGCACGGCCTCGTCGTCTGGGGGCTGAGGGACGCCGTCCACCAGCCACGCACCCGACAGCACCGTGCCGTCAGGGAACTCGCACTCATCGCCGAGCAGCACCACCAGGCCGTCGACCTCGACGCCTCCGGTCTGATCGCCCACATAGGTCGCCTTCACGTCGTCTCCTCGCTGTAGGTCTGGGCTTGCACCGTCATCTCGACCACCATCGACACGCCGCACAGGTCCCCGTTGTCACCGATCCGGCCCGACTGGCGGATCACCCGCGTCGGGACCACATCAACGCTCCGAGGGCCAGGGACCCCTTCCGCGCCCGTGTTGACACCGAGCGACGGATCGTTGGCCACCACCTTCAGCAGCGCGGTCAGCACTGCGTCGGCCAGATCGTCGGCCTCGGCCATCGAGGCATCGGCCGCGGCCAGCGCGTTTTCCGCCTCCACCGGCACCAGGCACGCCGCCTGGATCAGGACCCGGAACGTCGTGTCCTCATCCCACCGGAACGGGGCACCGCCACCGAACACTGCGATCTCGCCGGACGTGTCGGACTCAGGCACGATGCACGCCCACACCATCGACCCGGACTCCTGAGTGACCAGGTCGGCCCGTAGCGGCCGCACGATCGACACCTGCGCCGTCGTGCCCACCTCGGCAGACAGGCGCGTCATCAGCGCCCGTTTCGCTGCCGTGAGTGCAGCGGTCACCGCATCCCTTTCGGGAGCAGCTCGGACCGCAGCGCCATCTTCGCCGCGTCCGGCAGAGCGAACTTCGGGAACGCCAACTGCGGCACGTCGTAGTCCTCGGTGGCGCCCAGGGAGCGCTGCTCCATCCGCCACCAGTTGCGAAGGCCGATGTGCATCGCCTCCTTGAAACACGCAGGCACGGCCGCCGTGTCGGCCACCCGGCCGGACACGTAGCTCACCCGGACGTTCGCGCCCCAGCAGTGGTCACGCTGCCCGTAGCGACGGATCAGCGCACCGGAGCCGGTGGCCGTGGTCGTTGAGTGGGGCTCGAGCAGGTAGCCGCCGTCCACTCCCCACGTCTCGGCCGTGAGGGTGTCGGTGCCCTCTTCGACCGTGGAGACCGATGTGATCGGGCCGCGGCGCAGGTGCAGCAGCCGTTTCCCGGACCGGTCGGTGTGGATCTCGTTCGACACGGTGACGCGCACCACCGGGCCGCACAGATCCTCGATCTGTTCGGTGAGCGCACCCACCATCAGCCCCAGGATCAACACCTCACGCTCACCGTTGTGGGTGAGCTGCACCATGGCGCGGGCCTCCGCCTCAGTGACGAGATCGGAGGCCCGCTCCACGTACGGCATCGGTCAGCGCTTCCGCTTCGCGCTCTCGGCCACAGGGGCCTCGGGCTCGGCATCGGCATCGGCCGGATCATCCGCACCGAACCACGGTGCTTCACCGTCGGCCACAGGGGCCTCGGGCTCGGCGACCGGTTCGGGTTCGGGTTCGAGCACCGCACCGAGGCGCGCCAGCTCGGCGTCGACCTGCGCGACCCGGTCGCCCAGGCCTCGCAGCTCGTAGCCCCGCCGCTCCTCGAGCAGGCCCCGCATGATCGCCTTCGGGTCCATCAGAAGGTCGGGGTCACGAGGCCGGTGCCACCAACGGTGGAGATGGCCGACGGGTACCGACCTGCGATCAGCAAGCTGAACTTGCCGACAGCGAGACGCACCTTTTCCGGTCCGATGGCCTGTTCGAACGTGAGCTGGAACAGGCTGTCCTCGAACAGGTGCACGTCGAAGTGGCGGACCACCAGGACCATGTCCTCGTTGGTGCCGGCCCCGAGGTTGGTCGGGATCGAGGCATCGGTGACGACCGGGAGGCCCTGCAGGGTGCCGACGACCTGGCCGTACTTGGCCGCCTCGCCGAACGCCGTCGCGGCCCACGCCGGGACTTCCATCTGGAAGTTGAACAGGGGCCGGCCCTGGGAGTCGAGCGCCGAAGTGATCCAACCCCAGCGGCGGGGGTGCATCACGATCAGGGTGGCCGGTGCGTACCGGTTGGAGTTGATCCGCTGGATCGCGTCGGCGAACTTCGGCCACGCCTCCGCGACGGTGGGGGAGGCGTCGGTGTAGGTCACCGCGTTGATCGAGGCGACCTGCATCACACCACGGTGCTGCGGGGCGGTGCCCGAACCGTTGAGGACCGACAGGTTCAGCGCGGTCTCGGAGGCGGCGATCAGATCGGGGAACAGGATCTGGTCGACCACCGAGTTGCCACGCATGAACACGGTGCGGCTGATGTCCTGCTGGCCGGTCACGAGCCGCACCGAGTTGGTGAGGTCGGTGACGTCGTAGTCGGTCTCGGAGAAGGCCGCGCCCTCGTCGGTCATCGCACCGCTGGTGCCGGTCGTGCCGCGGGGCACGGTGAACGAGATGCCGTCGGGGCCGAGAGGGGTCGAGCCGATCGCGTTGCAGAACGGCCGACCCGCCCGGGCCACCGGGGCGAACTTGTCCAGCAGGTACTTGGGCGGGATCGCACCGTCGAAGGCCGAGGAGGTGGCGTCACGACGCTCGGCGCCGAGCGTGATGGCGTTGTTCCGGGCGATGCGCTCCGCGGCCTGCGGGTTGAACCCACCGATGCCGCTGGCACGGAAAGCGTCGACCAGCCACGAGCGGTCGCCGTCGGGGCGGTAGATCGCCTCGTCAGCACGCACCTGCGCGCCACCGGTCCCGGTGACGGGCTGGCCGAGATTGGCCATCGTCTGGGCCAGCGACTCGCGCCGCTCGGCCTCGGCCACCAGCACATCGCGGCGGGCGATCAGCGCCTCCAGTTCGGCGTCGAGCACCTGGATGGAGTCACGCAGCTCGGTGAACCGGGTGTTCTCCTCGGCGGTCATGTCCCGGGCCTCGGCCGCCGGAGCGGTCAGGACCTGGTCGAGCTCGGCGGCCTTCGCGGTCCGCTGAGCGATCTTGTCCGCGATCTTGTCGCGGAGCTGGGTCAGGAAGTCCATGGGGTTCTCCTCCATGTCGTAGGGGGCGTCCGCGCCGGGGTGGCGCAGGCGAGACGGCTCGGGTGGGCTACGGGTGCCGACCAGGTGGAGCCCGTGGGGTCCGGCGTGGTCGGCGGCGCGTGATGCCCGGCGCGTGCCGGTTGGATCAGTGGCGGCGCAGGGCCAGCGCGTCGCGCTGGGCCAACGCCACAGCCAGCGGGGTCACCGCCGGGGTCGTAGTCGGCGCGCCCTGGCGGGCGTGCACATGGGTCGCCGGGTTGGCGGGATACTTCACGCCGGCCACGTCGAACAGCTTCAGTTCGGTGATGAACCGCTCCGTGTAGTCGGCGTTCCATTCCTGGCGCACCACCTGGAACGCGAAGCTCATCGAGTCGATGTCCGACCCGATGCGCATCACCACCTCGTTGTTCCACTGGGAGCGCATGTCCGGCCGGGCGATCGCCAGCAGGCCGACCTTGTCCGAGTCCAGCTCCAGGGTCCGGGCCTTCGTCGATGCCACCGGCAGGCCCTCGTGGTCGAGGAGCCAGTACACGTCGTCACGTTCGGCCACCGACTTGGCTGCGGCGCCGGCGGCGATCGTCTCGTCCCAACCCCAGGCGGAGGCCTTGCCGCCCATCACCGGGTAGGCGTAGTCGTACACCGTGGCGTAGCCGTCCAGCACCGGCTGCTCGGTGCCGGCGTCACGCACCTCGAGGCGCTGGCCGTTGGCGGCCGATCGGCCGGTGGTGCCGCCCTCGACGAGGAAGCGGCCGGCGCGCACGCCGAGCTGATCGAGGGCACCGTGCTCGGCAAGCCGGGCCTGCACCTCGGCGGGCAGGGAACGAAGGTCACGCAGCATTGCCACCCTCCTTCAAGGGGTCAGGCGTCGGCGCGTCCGGGAGCGTCGTCGCTCCGGGCGGCCACAGGTACTCGCCTCCGGTCCCATCCGGGATCGGGTTTTCGTCGTGCAGCGCACGGACGTCATCACGGGACTGGGTGCCGTTGCGCACCCGCATGTCCTCGATCTTCGCCTGCGTCATCGCATCGCCACGCAGGAACAGGCCGACGTTGAACTTCATGAACTGGCTGGCCGGCGACACGAGTGGATCGCTCATCGCCTCCTCCAGGAGGCGGATCACCGGGCCCAGCGTGAACTGCAGCAGGGCCGACATGCGCTGCTCCAGGTTGGCGTAGGTGATCGACGACCCCTGCTGCGCGACGCCGACCATCTCCGGCGAGCGGATCCCGAGGAACCGGCACACGTCCACGTCAGTCGCGTTGGCCACTTCCAGGAACGCAGCGTCCACGGGGGACAGCTGCCACACCTTTGTGGTGATCCCCGCCCCGTGCACCCACGGCTCACGATCACCGGACATCACGTCCATCACCCGGCTCTTCGCCTTCGCCGCGTCGTCGTCGCCGAAGTCCGGGTCGTCGTAGATCACCTCGAGCGTCGGGTGCCCACCGGCCTTGAAGAACGACTCCACATAGGCGCGGGCCGCATCGGCGACACCGAGCGACCGGGCCGCGACCTGCAGCGGGCTGATGCCCCACATCGGGTCGGCCGGGTCGAGCGCCCACGGCGTCCACCACACTCGTGAGGGATCGAGCGGCTTGCCGTTGTAGGACCAGTCGGCACCTTTGCGGGTCACCCGGTCAGGGTCCAGGAGCGTGATCGAACTTGGGTACAGCGTGCGCTGATCCATGTCGCAGTAGCCGACCAGGTTCCCCCGATACAGCAGCGACATGATCGCCATGTCCACCCACGACGACCAACGCACCCCCGCCATCGGGGTGCGATACCACTGCGGCGGATCGATCGGCTTCTGCACCCCACCACGCCGAGAGAACGAATCGACCGGCAGCTGGCGGATCAGGTCGGCATACAACCGGGACCCTGCCCAGAACGTCGACTGCCGGCGGGCCGACTCGGGCGACACCGACATCAGCGCCGACGCCACACCACCACGCCGGAACGCAGCTGCCACCGACATCTCCAACGGCAACGCCCGCCGCTCAGGAGCCGGGGCAGCGGCCCGACCGGCGCGGCGCAGCAGACTCACCGGCCCGCCTCAACCACACCCAGCACGACCAGCCCGACACCAGCGGACAACACCGACAGCTCAACCACCGGACCAGCGAACAGCGCGACCACCGCACCCACGATCATCGTGGCGCCGAACACCTCACACACCGACGTCACCCACGCACGCATCGCGCCTCCTCAGTACGACTTCGTCGACTTGCGAGCCGGCGAAGCCTTCGCCGCCCACAGAGCGACCGTCGCCCCCGTCGTCGGAGTGATGTCCACCGCCGACGACTTGCACGACCACACCCACCCTCCGTCACCAGGCTTCGGGTCCTTCACCGCGCCAGCCATCGACGACATCACCGCAGTCGCCAGACGCGACGGCACCCGCTGGCGGATCGTCTTGGCCTTCACACCCGCCACCAGATCACCGCACGCCGCGGCCATCTGCGCGCCCGACACCTTCAGCGCCACGTCCCCCAGCACCGGGACGAGCACACCGGCCGGGCCCGACGGATCGATGCCGACCTTCGCCTTGTGCTTCACCGCCAACGCCTTGGCCTTCGCCCCGATCGCCTGCACATCCGCACCGTGGTCGATGATCTCGAGGTGCCATCCGCCGGCCGATGACTCGCCCGCCACCCACAGCGCTGCGCTCGTCGACTCGGGCGACACCCCGACACCGAACGCCCGCCGCTTCCCGACCGTCGACACTGGCCTCTCGCACTGCCCCCACAGGTCCCGCAGCGACTCGCCCTCGTCCTCGTCTTCAAGGCGGCGGGACAGCGGCCACAAGCCAAGGCACTCCTGAGCGAACTGCTCTTCGGTCATCCTCTCCTTCTCGACCGTGAGCACAAACTCGGGATCGATCCGCCCGCCATACGAGGGATTGCCCTCGGCCAGGTGGACCGGGTTGTACAGGTCCGAGCGCGCCGCCGGACGGGCCGAATGCTCGAGGAGCAAAGGAACGCCCGGCACGCCTCGCACATGCAGTTGCCCTTCGGGCTCTTCGATCGAGAGCCCGAGGTGTCGAAGCGCTGCGATCAACGCCTGCCGTCGGATCTTCCACAGCACGTCCGACTCGGCCCGGTCGACGCCGAACCCGGCCGACGAGAAGTAGTTGATCTGCGGGTTGGGGACCGCCCGTAGCGACGGGATCAGCGCGCCCAGCACCACCTGCATCAGGACCAGCGCCTCATCCAGGATCACCCGGTCGCCGGTCAGGCCTCGGCCGTTTTCCCGCT